TTTTTTTAGCTTAGTTTTAAACCAGTCCTCAGTTTCTATTAGGTTATTCGCTTGTTTAATGTTATGGATAGCCGTTGTATGGTCGCTTGTTCCTGTGTATTGGCTTATCTCCTTAAGGCTTAACTTGGTGTATCTCCTGAGTAAATAAGCAGCAGCCTTGCGACCAAACGTTGTTTTTAATGATCTATCCTTAATTAATACATCGCACTCAAACTCTTCGTCTACCAATTTGACAATAGTTCTCGCACCAATGTCTAACCCTAAAGGCTCGTTATCTTCTATGCCTAACAATCCCAACTGCTGCATCATTTCGTGCAGTTGCAAATGGGTGTTGCGTTGTGCGAAATATAACTCCTTTAATTGTCTTATTGATATATCCTTCTTTTTATTTAGCATAATTAAAACGGCAATCCTTCCGTATCTTCTTTAGGTTTGAAATCATTTACATAAATCTTGTAATCTGGTTGCTTATCTTCTGTCTTGTAAGCATTAACCCACATTGAGTATTTAACATCATTGATTGTAAAATTAATTACTTCTCCTTTAGCGGTCTGCTTTTTCCAAGCACCTGCACTCCATTTTTTTTGTTCCATTTTTATTTGTTTTTAATTGAATATTGAGCTACTAATTTACTTTGTTTTTTCGTACCAACGTTAATTAATTCGGTTCGTACTTTGTAGCCTTTGCGTTTTAATTCAAATACTACGGCTGCAAGTCGAAGGCTATTGTACTTCGTTAGAGCCTGAATTGGTGTCAAGGTTTTGCCCGAAAGCAAGTGGTTCAAGATTTGTTGTTTCTGTGTCATTGTTATTGATTGGGTTAAAAAAAACAGGTTTGTCTAATTTATTTTCATACTTTTTAATAAAGGCTAATAAGTCCTCGTATGCCTCTTCGTTATACCAAGCGTAATGGTATACTTCTGCAAGTAACATCTGCCTTTCAAATGGTAATAGTTCCCTCATTAGCTTTTCTTTATTGTTTCTTTAATCTTGTTAAATTCGTCTAAGGTCTTGATAGCTTTGATTTTCTCAATAGCTTTATACTTTTGCTCCTGAGTGAACTTTGTTTTATCAAGTGCTTCAATCAAGAACGCCTTTTGCCCTTCGCTTACTTCGTCTTTATGCTCATTGGTAGCATCTGCATCTTTAGTGTCATCTATTGCAAACAATCCATTAAGTGCGTACTTCCTGGCATAACTACTTGCTGCTCCGGTAATCTGCGAAGCATCCATTCCTTTTTTGTTTTCTTCTTCACGAGCAAGACCCGTGCAGGTAATGTTATCTTCTCCGTTACTTAAACAAGCAGTAGCCTTTACATAAACTCTACCGCCTACTTCTATTACCTCATCGCTTAACATTAAAGCGTAGCCGTACTTATGGCAGATAGGTTTTGCAGCTTCGATAATATCTTCTGCACTTCTGTACTTGTATTTAGCAAAAGCGTTGAATTGGTTTTTAGGTGCTTTTAATTCCTGTTGAATTTTAATTAGGCTCATTGGTTTCTGTTGTTTCTTTGATAATATAATGTTCTAATACTTCGATAGTCGGCTCTTGTTTTTTTCTCATTCCTATAAATATTTCATAGGCTTGTGAGTAGTCCAACGATATAGTGTCTTTTTGGTAGCGACCATCTACTGTTGTATAATAGTAAACATCGCCTCTGTGGTTAGTTTCTTTTACAAATTCAATCTTCATATAATTCGTTTTTTAAAAGTTCAAGTTCTGCATTGTGTTCTACCCAACGAGTAAACGTGTAATCGTCATCTTCGTAATCGTAGTTTTTAGGCAATAAGGCAGGGTCATAGGGGTTTGTAGTACTCCTATCCCCGTCAATTAATATGTTCCCGTATCGCTGATATTGGAACATTTGGTAAGTGGTTAAATGTGTCATATTGTGTTTTGTTTACACAAAAATACTACAATTAACAATGCAAAGTGCAAAACTTTAAAATTTATTTTTGCAACAATGATGCAAATAATGTGGCTTATATAGGATAAAAGCACATCAAATTGTGCAGTTTATTACCAATTATGTACGCCAGAACGTACAAAGTAAAGCTAAAACTTGACTAAAAATGTAATAAAGTAAAGGTATAACTTGACAAAGTCGGAAGTAAAATGCAGCCAAAAGTAGTAGTATTACTACCTTTTGTTGTACTAAAGTGAAACTTTATAGTAATTTTTGGAAGTAAAGTTTGTCGCTACCCCCATAAGAATACTCAGGTAAATAAAGCCTAAACCCACACGAAATTAGGTTATTAGCTGAAGGGAAGTTGTCTAAGGTAGTATAAGTAATGGCTATATGGCAAAAGGTAGAAGCGGCTTTGATCCTGGTTTTAATCATTCGCCTTTGTATGCGCTGCCCTCTATGTGATTTTTTAACCCACGCTCTGTTAAATATGCAGATGCCTTTTGAGTAAATAGAACCGCAATAAGCCACTATTTCGCCTTGATCTAACATAACCCACCATTCACGATTAAACTGGAACTCATCAGCACAACCCTTAAAGTTTGGATTGGTGTAATCTAATTCCCTTAGTTGCTCGTAGGTTTCTCGATCTAATATATTGCCAAAGCTAAATATCTTCTTGAGGCGCATTGTGTATAGTTTCTAATTTGGTTAAATAAAGTATCGCATCTTGCAGCTCTTCCTTTAAATGCGTTATCCATTGACCGGTGCTTAGATCACTTCTATCCATTGTAGTTCCGTATTTTGATTTCCCTACAAGTTCACGTCTACGCATATCTTCTATTACTAAGCTTAGTATTTTACTATCCATTTATTTGTCGGTTTTGCTATGTATCTTAAAACAAGTTTTACACTTGTATTGTATTTTCTTTACACCAGTTGCGGTTGTTCTACGAAGTGAAATAATTAAGTCATCGCTTCCACATTCAGGGCAAGAGCCTCGGTCTTGTCCGAAAATAACTCCGTAATGTGTTTTAGGTTCGATGTGGTTTTTAAGGGCATTGAATACTTGCTCTAACAATACAACATCTTTTTGGCAGTACTTAATCATTTTAGCCATAGCCACTTTATCCTTATGCAGAACAATGTCCTTCCATAAACTATATTCGGTCTTGATCTTAGTGCCAATGCCTAAATAGTCAGCTATGTAATTAAGCTTGTTGCTATTAAATCTAAACTTTTGACGTGCTACTTTTAACGTGTCGATTGTAACGTACTTAGGAAACATCTCTATGCCGTGAAACAAGCAGCGTGTTCTAATCCACGCAAGGTCGAACTTATCGCCATTATGCCCTATAAGTTCAGAAGCAGTATTGGCTACCTCTACAAAACTTTGAAGCATTCTTTTGTCGTTCTGTTTGCTATCCCATTCCAAATGGTAAACTTCTTTTTCGTCTTCCCACTTGTAACAAATACAAATGATAGCACGTTCTTGTATGATGCTATCAGCCGTTACGTTTAACTTGTAACCTGCACTCCAGAAAAAGCCGACGTTGGGCGAGGTTTCGATGTCAAAGAATAGTCGTTTGCGTTTTGATTTTAGCATTTTTTATTTTTGGCTGAATTTATCTATTGTAGTAGTACCCATTGCAGCTATGCAAATAACCATTACGGCATCTACAAGTTTATCCGAAGGGGCAATCTCTTGATGCGTGAAGCTATTAGCTAATAAGGTAACACAGATAAATAAAGCCGATAGTAAAGCAATCACTCGCTTTGTAGACACGCTACCTCTTTCGTCTGATAATAAATTTGCTAACCATTTCATAGTATTAATTTAAGGTGTGAAGTATAATTTTGACTCAGATGCTCTACGCTTTGTAAGACCTGCAAGAACTTTGCCACCTGCTTTATCCCACTTAGCAAACTCTAAAGCTATTGAAGGGTCATTAGGGTTAGCGTTTACCTTCTTTAGTAAAGTAGAACTCTTTAGGTTTCCGATACCTGCGTTATAGGCAAAGCTTGTAAGAGCAGCGAACTGATTAGGTGTAACTGAACTTTTAACCAATGGAGCAACCTTATCTGCAAACTCTTTAGCTATAATCTCAAATAACTCATTGGCTCTTTCTTGCGTAATCTTATCTCCAGGCTTTACAGGTTTACCATCTTCAAAAAAAGTATTCCCGTAGCCGATTGTATCTTTTGCAGCACTGCATTTGTAAGCCACTAATTTGCAGCCTTCGTAGAATTTAATTAGGTCTTTTCCTTTTTCGTTTAATTGCATTTTATTTTATTTTAAAATCTTTATTAATACCGATTGAATACGCACCATAAGTTCCACCAAAGGCACTTTGCGCTCCGTAACTTAAAACAAATGAATAATCTTTTTTTAATGGAATAGTGTAATTAAAATCGTATTCCATTGTTATATCTTTATAATGGTAAAAATATCCTACCGCAGCACTTACGCTAAAGTTTTCATATATAGGGAACGTAGCCATTATTTCTTGGTAAAAATCTTTACTATCATAAGTCCACCAACCGCTATTAATACCTACTGCCGTTTTGCCAAAATACTTTCCAACCTCAATAGTTCCACCTAATAAATTTTTAGTATCGTTTAAAGGTGTGTTAAAAGCTACGTTTGGAGCAGCCATAACATAATACTGAGCATTGCCTTTTAACGCAAAAAACAAGCATATTATTGCTATTAATCTCATTTCTTTTTCTTTTTAGTAGCAGCTTTTTTGATAGGCTTTTTTACAACTTTCTTCTTTTTAAACATATCATATACAATAGAACCAAGTAAAGCAATAGCTAAAGCAATAGCACCTATCATAAAATTAGAGAACTTGTTAAGCAAGGTTATCATTCCTTTGGTTTCCTTTGCTCCTATTGTTGTTTGAATGTCTATTAAATCGTTTACATACTCTAAAACAGGATAAATCTTTTTATCCATTTCTTTGGCTTCCTCATCATTAACTATGCCGTCTGCCGATATTTGAGCAAAATAATTATCAGCTTCGGTAATATACATTTGCGCTTTATCGCTTACTTCTTTCTCTTCTGGTGTTTGGAATGTCTTTAAATAAGCAGCCCACATTGTATCTGTAATCTCCTTTTCTTTTTGGATAGCAACTAAATCGATTTTGCCGCCTTTAATAACTTTAATTTGGTCTTGTATTGCTGAGCCGTAATAATCAAATTTGCGGCTCAAATAAGGTTGCGGTACTAATCTATCTTGGTAAACGCTTGTTGCCGTCTTTTTAATTGTGTATTCTACATATTTACCAAACCCTGCAATAGTCAAAATTATTGTAGTAAGAATGATTAGTAATGTGTTTTTCATCGTTTTCGTTTTGGTTTTGGTTGTTCTTTTTTCATAAAAGACATAGGGTCTGCTGCAAATTGACTACTTATTTTTAATACCCCTTGTATTATCTCAGGGCTATTTAAACCAACTAAGCCATAAGCGATAGCCTTGTACATCGACTCAACTTCAAACTGCTCCATAATAAACCAAGCAATAAGAGATGCAATCATAGAACTTATCATTTTTTTAAAGATATCTCTAATAGATTGCTCTTCATTAGTTGTAACAAGCCTTGCTACCATACCTGCTGCACCAATAAGCAAAACTACCCACCCCCCATTGATGAAGCTATTTATTAACTTGTCCAAATTATTTCCTTTTCCAAAAGAATAAGATTAGCGTAATTATCAATATAAGCGCAATTAGAGCCTTATAAAATTCGCTAAAGGACTTATCCTTAGTTTTAGTTATCTTCGAAATTTGGGTACTTTCTGTGCGACTGAGAGCCATTGAGTCCGTCTTTGTCTGCTTACTATCCGTTTGTTTCTCTTTTGTGCCTCTTGTGTAGGTCTCCGTGTACTTAGGAATTGTAATCATACTATCCTTAGTAACCCACAAAGTATCATAGTAAGTTATTGTCTTGGTAAAATACTCTTCCTTTTCTACTACTTTGGTAACACTATCAAAAACAACCACACGCACACTATCAAATGTTTTGACAACAGTGCTATCTAAACGCTCCGATGCCTTCTTTACCGAAGCACACGAAGTAAGTAATAAGGCTAAAAAAATTAATCTCATTTAAGCTTTTTAGTCATTTTGTAATAGTAACGGATAGCCATAAGACCGGAAATAATAGCCACCAAACTTGCAATCAATGTGAATAGCGGTTGAATATCCGATAGGCTTAAAATAGCACTAATTACTGAAACGATTGTTGATTGGTCTGCTTGGTGGTTATTTGCCATTATAGTTCTTCTTCTTCTTGTTTGTTAAATTCTACGCCAATAACCCAATCTTCTAAGAATGTAAAATTCTCCAAGCCTTGTGGATTGACTACGTTAATTATTTGAAAATCAAATTCTTTATCATTTAGCGCATCAATATCTTTGGTAAGCTTCTTGATGCCTTCCTTTGAGAATTTGTAATTTCCTTTGTCATCTAATAATAAGCAGTCCTTATCGTCAGTTTGTGCATTGTCTAAACGCAAAATTTCAACTTCGGATTGATAGTCCTCGTGATGTTGCTTAACCTTCTCGTAAATTTTTACAAGTTTCTTTTGTGTCTTAGTTTCTTGGCTACCGATTACGGCGTTAAGGTTGCTCACTAATTGGAGCAGTTGTTTGTTCTTCATAGTTTGTTTTTGTTTGTAAAGATAATTGTGGATTGCTAAACGGCAAAGGTAAATTTACGATTGGTGGGTTTTTAAGGTTCTCAATCTGTGTAGCTAAGTTTAAGTCCATAGCTTCTACATTGTTACCTGCAACTAACCATTCGCATACTTGCTCGTAAGTTAAATCTTCGTAAGCAGTAAAGTCGGTTTCCGAAGGAGTAGCACAAGCCATTGCTCCGTAAACTTCTGCGGTGTATTCTCCGTCTTTGCCTTCGTATCTCCAATGTACTGTTTTTACTACATCGGTTAAACCATCTTCGCTTGGTGCGGTGTCCATTTGGCTAATAAGCCATTTTGTTTCTAATGCCATTTTTAAGGTGTTGAACTATTTAAATTAATATAATATACTGTTCCGTCTACGCTTACAGGTAAGTAACCGCCAACTCCGAATGCAGTTCCACTTACTCTTGCTCCTATCTTGATTGCTGCTCTACCCCAACCCGTGTCTGGTTCTCCTGTTTTTATTGAGCTATTAAATGTAGCTCCTGTACTTGCCAATGATAACATATCTGTACCACTTACACCACTATATTTAAATTTGATAGTCCAATCGCCATCAACTGATAAAACTGCTCCTGTTGTAGTAGTAAATAAATTGCTTGTAGTTACTCCACCATAAGTAGTAGATAAACCAGAACCATTTCCTGTTAATTGTACACTGCTACTAAATGTTGCACCACCTGTAACCTGAAACTTAGCACCATTATCTGAAGTTGTTCCTACAAGCAAGTTACCATTAGCTGCTAATGTCATAGCTTGTGTAAGTGAAATATTATTACCTGCTGTTCCTGAAGGTGCTGTATAAAAACGATGTTCCCCACTTAATTGTAAGTATGTAGATGCAAAGCCATTTGAAATATATTTGTTTTGTGAACCATCATAATATATATTAGAACCTACACCTGTAATATGTATACCACTTACACTATAAGCATAATACGCAGAATTTTTAATTTGTAATGCAGTATAAGCACTCCACGCACTCGGTGTAACTCCTAATCCTAAATTGCCTGAAGCGTTAAGGCGCATACGCTCGGTGTTGGCAGTACCAAAAGATAAAAAGCCGTTAGCAATGTTCCACAGGTACGAATTAGCTTCTATCTGACCAAGTTGCAAATAATAACTTGCATCACTATTATCCCAAACACCGATAGTTGGGGCTGCAGTTGCTTGTACAGTAAAACCTGTGCCGCCACCAGAAAGCCCAGTGACTTTATTGCTTGTGCCGCCTAAAGCAAGATTTCCCGAAGCATCTAACGTCATAGCTTGGGTAAAGGATATAGCGTTACCTGCCGTTCCTGAAGGAGCTTGATACCAAACGTGAGCGCCACCATCTTGTTCGTATAATGTAGCAGTTGCACTTGCTATATATTTGTATCCGCTATTCTGTGTTGCATTATTAGTTAATGCAGTTGAATTAGATACGCTTGTTAATATGGCTCTATTAAGCACTTGTAATTGAACAACGCTTGACGCACTCGGTGTAACTCCTAATCCTAAATTGCCTGAAGCATCAAGACGCATTTTAAAGGCAGAGTTAGTGTAAAAGTCCATTACATTAGACCCACCTACACCACCATAAATTGCTTGAGTTCCTGCTCCTGTGGTAAAGTTAATTAAAGCAACACCGCCTGATGAACTTACTGTTAATGAAGTATTTGTACTACTTGAAAATATGCCATCACCAACAACGTGAAGTTTAGCACTTGGCGATGTAGTACCTATACCTACATTCCCCCCACTTGTTATTCTCATTCGCTCACCATCAGCAGTTCCAAAAGCCATTGCTCTTGTAGAGTTATTTACAGTAATAAAGGCATCGGTATTTATATTGCCATTACCCCACCAAATAGAACCATAATTACTTGCACTTGTTCCCGCAGTCAAAATATACAATCCTGCCCTTGTACTACCTTCTGCTATAATAGTGCCTCCTAAATCTGTTCTTGCTGAAACTCCTGATGAATCTGTAACAACGTGTAATTTATTGCTTGGCGATGTAGTACCTATACCTACGTTACCTTGAATGATAGCACCATTTGCAGGAGCATTACTACTTTGATAACTTGAACCAACTAATATACCACCATTCCCATCAATAGTAAATCTTTTTACATCATCTTGGAATATAGAAGCACCCCATTCCGAACCTGCACCATCTACACCAAGTCCAATACTATGTGTAGGAAAATCAGCAGTTATGAACCTTGCTATTTGGTTATTTATTGTTCCACCAACTACCTCTAATTTAACACTTGGACTTGTAGTACCTATACCTACGTTTCCGCTACTTGTTATGCGCATACGTTCGGAAGCGGATGTATAAAATAACATTGAGTTTGAAGTAGATGCAAACCCATTATTATCAGCTAAAACACCAATGTTATAATTTCCTCCTGCATTTGATACAAAAACATCAGTCCTTGTTCCACTCGTTCCACCGTAGATGTCTAATTTATAAGATGGACTAGCTGTACCAATACCAACATTAGTTCCATTATCAAATACTAAGCTATTCCCTATTGTACTTGCACCTGTAAACTTAGGTAGGTAGTTAGTAGTACCTGTACCCGTTACTGGATTGGTTAAAGCACTTTGCTTGTTGTTAAACGTAGTCCAATCGGTGCTTGATAATAAACCTTGTTGTGAACCACTCGCCGTTGCAATAGCTAAAGTAATAGTGCCACTTGTTGTAATAGGTGTAGAGCCAATAGTTACTCCGCTTGTTGCAGAAGATAAACCAACACTTGTTACTGTACCAACACTCCAAGACCTATTTGCACTTAAATCATAAGCCGTTCCGTTAATAGTTAAAGTTCTACTTGTTGGAACATATCCGCTTAAATCGGGTGCGTATTGTGGTACGTTTAAAACACCCGTTGTGCTATTATATGTCGCTGCTCCGCTTGTTCCAGATGTTGTTAAGCTAATTGCTGCACGGGCATTTGCATCGGTATATTGCGTAATAGTAGAAGCAATTACTCCGGTTGTGTTGTTATAGCTTATCCCTGCACCTGCACTTAAAGCCGTTAAAGGAATATAAGCATTAGGGTTAGAAGCTAAATAGTAAGTGCTATTATCGTAGCTGATAGTTGTTCCGCTAATTTTTACAAAGCCTGTTCCGTTTAATGCTGCTTGTTTACCATTAAAAGTATTCCAATCAGTTGAGCTTAAATAACCATTTGTTGATGTATTAGCTTGGCTAATTGAAAAAGCACCTGTTCCATTATTGTATGATAAAGGACTTGATGCGCTTAAAGAACCTAAAGTAATATAGTTTGCCCCGTTAGTTAATTGGTTTGTATTCGTAGGGATAGTAATAACACCCGTAGTAGAATTGTAAGCACCACTACCTGCCGTAAAACTTAAAGCTGCACGGCTTCGAGCATCTGTGTAATATAAGTTACTTCCTTCTGATATGTTTGAAGTTGTACCGGCAGTTTTAGTCCATAAACTTGTAGCACTAACATATTGTAAAATGTCTCCGTTGCTTGGACTTTGAGCAGCTACGTTATGAAGTTCATCCATTTCGTAGCCGTTTTGTATTTTAACTTCAATTACCCCTTGTGTCGGGTGCGCCCTTACTACAATACCAACATAAACTAAGTGATTAGGTGCGTAAGGTTTTGTACTTGTAAAAGTACCTGCCGTTGTAGGACTTAAATAAAGTTGCGTACCTTCTGTATATGCTTGAGTGTCTAAATCGCTTATGCGACCTGCAACCACTACATATCCGTTGTTATTATTTGTTATATCGTTTCGAACTATTCCATAAGTTTGAGCTGATGTGCTATCGCCTGTCGCAAGAGCCTTAGTAATCGTTGGCAAGTTACCTTGACCGCCATTGATATATACAACAGTTCCCTTTGTTAAAGTCGCTCCTGTTTTATTGTAAACTTCAGTAATTAAGTTTTGTGCTTCATTAATTACTCCAGGAAACGTAACTAAGTTACCTGCTCCGTTTATGTACTGAGTGCTATTACCTGCAAAGCCTATGTTAATAGTTCCGCTTGTAGTTACAGGACTTCCCGTAATTGCTAAAGCATCTCCGCTTCTTGATACCGCTACGCTTGTTACAGTACCTACCGCACCGCTTGAACGTTGCCAAATAGTACCGCTATAAATCACATAATCGCCTACCGCAAAAGTCAAAGGACCAGCCCCAAAGTTTACTGTTCCTGCTACGTTACAAATATAAACATCTCCCGTGTCGCCCGTTCCGTTTGCAAGTGTTGGGGTGTTAGTCGTTGCGTTCCAAGTTCCTTTGTATTCCATAATAGAACTCGGTAATTGACTGATAGGAACTTTACCGCCACTATCCAAAGAAGCATAACCATTAGCGTTGCCCTTCTCACTTCTTAATTGGTAAGTATCTAATAAAGCTTGTGAAGGGAAAATTTCGGTATAAGCCGAACCACTCCATAAATAAAGTTTGTTTGTGTCTTTAGCACAATAAATAATATCAATGTTACCAACCGCAGGGAAACCTGCAAGGTTCGTGTAAAAAGAAACAGAACCACCAAACAAAGAAGATATTTGTTCAAGTGTTATTTTCTTACTTACTCCTGTAGTCGGGTCGCCAATGATTGTTAAATCAGTTGATAATGGGGCTAATTCGGTCGCTAATTCGTTAATTTTTTTTCCTATCATCTTAGTATTGGTATATTGATGGCACTTGGCATCTATCGTTTAAGTAAGGTAATTCCATTGTAATGTCTATCTTAACTCCTGCAAGATAGTCGGGGTCGCTTTCGGTAAAGTAAGTCAAAGGAGCAGTATCGCCAATATCCCAAATTGCTTTAGGATAACGTAACTGAGCCACTATGTCTTGACCTACTAAAGTCATATCGCTAAGTACTTCGGTTTCGTTTGTTTCTTCCATTAACATTCTGTCCATAAAATAAAGGCTAAAATTATAGGTAATATTTTTAGCGTTTATAGTCGCACCCGTTAAAGTGTAGAACATAGCAGGGTAAGTAACCTCGCCATTAGATAAACGTTCCCACACATCTCCGAAGTAAACAAAGTTAATTTGTTCGTGGTCGTTTCCGAGTGTTGTTATTTGTTTGACTATTTGGTTTAACGTCAGGCTCATTCTTAATTTTTTCTAAATAAACACGAAGCTTATTTTGGTTTTTTATTGTTGTTACTTTACTCATAATTAGCAATCGCTACAACCTCTATTCCCTTGATATAGTTCCTCGAAGCTTTTACCTGCGCAGCAATCAAAATCTCCAAGCCAAATGCTCGTTGTATAAGCATCGTTCTCAGGGTGTATTGCATCAATGCCACTTCCAGGGTTCAAGTACTCAGGGTAAGTTGTAGAATATTCTTTTAGATATTTAATCATTCTTTGCTTGTAGAACTCCGCCCTTGCTTTATATCTATTCGCCACGTCAATCATATCCTGCATCGAAGGGTTTTCGGTATTCTCGCCACCCTTCCTTAATAAGCCTTTGTTATAGAACTGATAAGACAAACCCATTGGCAATTCACTAAGTACATAATGCACTAAAGTATCTGCTATGTATTGGTCTAATAATATTACCTCGTTTGCGTTTAAGTTGTTCGAAGTAATACCTGCTTGAAGTCGATTGTATAAAGCACTACCAAGCGCAGGTAAGATATACATATCTTGTGCGGTCTTAATCTCAGGCAATACAAGTTTCTCGTCTACGTTAGCGTGTAAGCCAGACCTGTCTTTAATATTCTGTACGCTTATGAATAATGTGTTTAAGCTCATTTCTTATTTTCTTTTAACTATGTTTGACTTCCACTCGTGTCTGCAACTTGGAGAATGTGTGTTTGTTCCTGGCTTAGTATACCAACCGCCTCGTCTATCCCATACAGAATAGCCAAGCCTTGCACTCATCATTTCTATTTCACTACGGCTATAAAACTTATTAGCGGTTACTAAGTATTTGCAAAAAGGTCTGCTTGTATCTAAATCGCCATCGTTAAAACCTTGTTTCCACTCGTAAGAATAGCGAATTAAAATTTGAGTAGTTTGTGGCTTTATAGCTTCAACAATCTGTCCAATAGGAGCAGTAAGTTGCCTTTCGATAATTATGTTACTATCAATGCCCTTGCCTTGCTTTACTTCGCTTGTTTTAATAAACCCCTTCTCGATTAATAGATCAATAACACGCTTAACCGCACCTACATCTTCTTTTAAAGTGTCAGCAATTACCTCTGGAGTAATACGCTTGTCTTTAACAATTAAGTCCAAGATATTAGATTGTAACTGCGATACATCAGCAAACATTTCAAAGTCCTTATCGTCGCTAAATCTTGCCTTGCTTTTAAATACTTCGTAAGCACTTCTATCTTCTCCAAACTCAAAGAAAACCTGAAAATCAGTTTCGTTAAATTCTAAATCTTCAGCACCTAACCAAGTAGAAACTTCCTCATCGCTTAAAGCATAACCGCCCTTAAGCATAGAACTTGCTTGTTCTCTTGTTATCTTGCCCTTGTTAAAATCTCTAATAATACGCTGCATATTTTGCCACTCTCTACCTTTTAAGCCTTTAATATGCTCGTTCACGCTTAAAGGACTTGCTGCCATTGGCTGCTCGGTTTCTGCAACTATTCCATATTGTGTAGGGTCAATTCCTAACTTCTCTAATATCCACTCCTTAGGTGCTACTTGTAAAATAACGTTTTCGCTAAAGTCAATTCCAATAGGGTCTACCGGTTGAAGCTTTAACTCCTCGGTTACACCTGCATATTGTCCAAGCATATTAAATACACCCTCAATCTGCATTTGCTTATAGCGTACATAAGTATTATTAAAGATTTCGTAGCTATCTCTAAGTTGTTGTCTATTTCCTAATTGACCAGGAACGGCAATACCGAACAAGTCAGGACTTGTAATTTGGTGTCCGCTAAATATGTTAGTTTGTATTAACTCATCTACTCTACCGAAGTCCTCTTTAGTTAGATCACTCGCACCTAAATCATCTACAATAGGCTTACGGGTTAAATCGTTTACAAACGCAAGTAGATATTTCTTGCCGTCTGCACCCGTGTACATATTGTCGAATTGTCTGCTAACAAGTCGCTTCTCTTCAGGGCTTGGCTCTCCGTTTGGTAAAGTAATAAGTTTACTTGCAGAAAACCCTGTTTGAGCATTACCCAAAACGTGCTTACTAACTTCTACATCACTTTCGATGTAGTTAAGCGCACCGAAATATCCAGGAAGGCTATAAACGTTCATACCTGGGCGATACTCCTTAACATAAAGTATCTGCACACCTTGTGGGTTAGCAGGGTTAAACGCATTGTAAATCTCAGCTTTTTCTTGGTTGCGTGTAAGCTTCCAATCGTCTTTATACCAAAACTGCGTATTGTCTTTGTTGGTTCTAATCTTTGTATAATCACAATGCCATAACTCAGCAACTTGACCGCCCATTACAGACCAAATAACTTGAATGTAAGCACCGCCAAATAGTTCTAAATCTAAAGCAACCTTTTTAGTAAGGTCATTAAGGGTTTCCTCTCTATTAACCTTCTTAACCATATCTTGCTCTCCTGCCCAACCATTTCCGACAATGTAATTAACCTTGCCTCTAATGATAGCATTGTGCTTTGCAGATTTGTTAAATAGGTCTAATAGGTACTGCGGATAGTCATTGTTTTGACCATATTGCATATACCCTTCGCCTTTTTTCTCTTTATATTCCGGTTGCTTTGCTTCCGCAAATGTCAATACTTGTATTTCCATTATTGTCTAATTGTGAATGTGCTTGTTGTTTCGTATTCTGTGAATGATATAGTTGTACCCTCAAGTTCCATAATGCCTGTTTCAAGCAGGTTTAAGCCCGTAGGGTTTAGGTTTGAAGTACTTGCTTGTTCGTAAACCGAGTAAGTGTATTGCCCGTTTAAAGAGGTATTAAAGTAGCTATTAACTACAATGCTAAACTCGTTGTACCTTTCCTTATAAGCACTTATGTCGGTATTGTTTAGCTTAACAAATTTGATGTCCGTGTTTGTGCTTCTATTCTCAAAAACAAATAGATAGTTAGGACTTGTTAAAAGCTGCTTTTCAGTCAAGGTAAGTATTATGTTTTGGGTTTGCCCCTTAGTTAATCTTATCACAACTATAAATATAAAGTAATGCGATTGTTTGCAAAATAAAAAACCCCCGAACAATTAAGTCCAGGGGCATCTATATACAAAACCAAAACAACCTAAGAACCTGCGGTAGTTAATTGACCTGCAACAGTAGAATTAACTTCTGGAGCAAGGGCAGCTTCCGCACCTGTGAAGGTTAAAGTGTAGCCACTTCTGTCGCCTTCAGCCGTACCTGTACCTGCACTACCTGCGGTAAGGTCTAAGCCTCTTGTTTTACCTAAGTACCAGTATTTGCCATTGTTATCTTTGGCAACTGCTACTAAAGTGTTTTGAGCTAACAACAAGATTTCGTTTCTTGTGTTCGCCTGTAATTTGTTTAATACGATAGTCAATTCAGGAGCGTAGAAGATAGTTCCGTTTTGTACGTTTGCATTAACATTCTCAACTAATTGAGAAGTGCCTTTTACAAGTTCGTACTTAAAGAACTTCTTACCAGATGCTTTTACTAAAGCGGTGATTACACCACTTGCTTCTGTTGTAGAAGTTACATCTGAGGCTGCCATAAAATAAACTTCGGTTATACCGCCTAAACTGTCTTTACAGTCAAGAGTATAATTTTGAGTTAAAGCACAAGCCATTGTTATTGAATTAAATTAGTTTGAAAAAATGGGTAGGTGTATTTCAACCTACCCTATAAATTATGCAAGGATAAACTTCACTGCTTCGTCAGGGAAAGCAATGTTTACACCCATCTTAAACTCAGATACGAAACGTACTTGGTCAGCTTCTTTAGCATAGAAAATTTCAAACTTCTCTTCTTCGTTCAATAAGTCAGTACCTAAGAACAAGTTGCTTAAACGCATAGCGTAAACTTTGTTAGTTCCGTTAAGACCTGCAACTGCTACAACTTTGATTGTAGTACCAGGAAGTACGAATTCGCTATCAGCTTTTACATCAATTTGGTAATTGAAAGAACCGCTATTCTTAAGAGCAATAGTGTAAGTACGGAATAAATCTTGACCACAGAAGATAGTCATATCATCAGCAGCTACAACTTTAGCAGGGATTGCTTTGTAAACACCATCAAAGATAGAGATTACGTTAGCATCAGTGATAGAGCTTAAAGGAGCACCTGAAATAAAAGTAGAAGCGTTTGCAGCAACAACACCTGAAGCAGCACCGATTAACTTAACAAGACCATCGAACTTGTTTAAGTTTACGTTTACACTTGAAGTGTCGCCTTGCCATAAAGCAGTTTCTAATTGAGCAGCGATTGTCTTAGCTTTCTTTTCAGAATATTCTTGCTCAAAAGGAATACTGTCATACATAGAACCAGTAGGTAAAGCTTTTTGTAAATACTTAGCTTCAAGGTCTTTAGGACAAAGAGCTTCGTTTACTTTAATTTTACCTGGAGTTACAGTACGTTGAGTAAAGGTAGTAGAACCAGAAGCATTAAAGCCACAAGAAGCACCATCTTGGAAGATAGCGTCAGTTTCCATAATGTTGATTTTTTCGCTTGACTTTACGCCAACCATAACGTTACCTGCGCTCTTAATAAGAGAAGCAGTTTTTGCACCCAATACAGATGAAGTTACAAGTAGAGCTTCGTTTTCTTTTGTATAGTTTGCTAATGCAGATACATCAAATCCCATTTTATTTTA